CCATCTTTTCTAAATTCAAACGCTGGGATATTTATATCATTTTCACCTTCTGATTTTGGTATAGCTTTAGTTACTGCCTTTTCAACTGTTTTCCAAAACTTTTTATATGCCGTTATAAACGGCCCTAAAATAGATTCAAGTGGTTTTAAATCACCAATTGGTGTTGGAATACTGACATCTTTCAATTCTTCTAACTTCCCTACAATTAAATCTACACCAGTTTTAGCCGCACTTATTTCACTTATCTTGTCCTTAATCACTTTTGTATTTTTTACATCAGCATCAACATCATCTGATATATTAAATTCTTCCAATTCAACTGACGCTTTTAATTTACTTACTGTAAAATGTAAATCGTCGTGTGTTAAAAAATTTACAATTGCATCTGCTATATATCTCGCTTCTATTTCATTTGGTGAACCTGGTGAAAACATAGCATCATTAACCGGTATGCCTTGTGCTTGTAATGACTTCTTTCTTGCTTTTATTATATCAGACTTTAATCCCATTAAACCCCTCGTCTTTTTTCAGATGATTTTTCCATTGACTTTAACATTCCACTATAATCTTTTGTGAGATTATTCATTAAGTCATCTGAAATATTATTTACATCAACTGACCTTCCATCAATATCAGTTTGTGGTAATGGTACATTATTTCCACCATTCATTAAATTACCATATTGTTTTTGTAATATGTTATTCATATCTTGTGATGTTTGAGTTCCACCACCCATTGTTTTCCACTCATCATCATTTGCTGTTTCATTTAATACATCATTTAATACTGAATTATTTGAAAAATGTTTTTTTTCTTTAATAACTTTTTTCTTTTTGGGTTTTTGAACTGTTGTCTTTTCCACAACAGTTGGTTCTTTTAATTCAGTTATGACTTCGTGAATTGCCATAGCAACTTCTTCTCTTACAATTTGTCTAACTAATGTTTTTAACTCTGATTTTTTCATATGACCTCCAGTTATTTTAATTTGGTTCAATTAAATTTGGTTCAATTTTATGATAATCACTTTTTATTGTATCTAATTTCTCGTTAATGCCAGCAAATATTTTGTTTACTGGGGTTTTTGGATTACCATCAAGATTAATTGGTGCTGATACTCCTCCCGCATATAACGATTGTCCTTGCATTCTCGATAAAGTATCAGTTAATTCATCTAAAATTTCATATAATTTATTCCCAAGAACCAACGATTCCATCTTTCTAGTAGATTTACCGTCACTTGGATTACCTAAATAAATATTACGAGAATCAATAATTAAGTCTTCATTAGTAGAGATTGTTATATGTCTTCCAGACCCCAAATGAATGTCTTTAACGGATGAAATGAATATATCATTAAGTTTTGAATTAAATATAAGTCTATCTGAATGAATTAATATTTGATTTTTATTATATTCACCTATTAATTTTGATGATTCTTCACCCCCATTAACAGTAGATATTGTTTTACCAATAGACCTATCTGACCCACTAATATCATCTGATGCTAATGTAAATCCAGATACTGATACTTCTTCTACCGTATCCTCATATCCACCAAAATGTTGTTGTAATGTTCCATATTGAGTTATACTTATTAAACTTCCATCACCAACACTTTCTTTAACATTATGTTCGGCCCTACCATTTGAAATAAATATATAAGGATTAATATGTCTGCTACCAATACGAAGACTATTTCCATGACGACCCTCATATATCTGGTCACCGTGTATTTCATTAAATGCTCTCTCACCGTCTGGGTGTGTATCTGTTCGTTGTGGGTGGTCTAATTCATTATTAATAGCTTTTATTAATCTTCGATGTGAGGTTTTATCAAAATTTGTTGATTCACCTTTTAACTGACGCTGTGATATTGCTTCCTCACCTGATGTCATAGATAATTCACTAACAAATAGATTATCGTTGTTTCAATTTGGATTATTACGTGTATTTAATGGTCCAAGATAATATTGTATCCTACCGATAGTACATAACAAAATTGGATCACCTTTTGTTGGAACATCTGTCATACCTCTTAATAAGGGAAAATATCTATTCTGTTCGTTTACATCACCTCGACGCTGAAATGATTTATCAGTTATATGTGGTAGTGCTATTACACTGTTTATATTTCTCTGGTTATCATTATATCAAAAACTCTTATCTGATGTTACTACATCAACGACATACCCTGGGACGAATTGTAAATAAAATGGGACATTTATTTTCTTACCAAGAAACCCCTCAACTTTAACATCATTTGCAGTTGTAAATAATGAACTCATTTAATCCCCCATAAACTTTTTTGTAGTTTCTTTTGTAGTATCTTTAATTTTATTTAACCTATCACTTTCTTGTTGAAACTCATCAACTGTATCTTGAAGTGTAGCCATCAATTCTTCCTTCTCATCATCCGATAATAACATACTTTCTTCATTAACACCATCAGTTGATTTGGATATAATTCTTTGTAACACACCAGCAAGTCTAACGAGATGTTCATCGTTCTTAATTGATACTTCCATATATTCTTTTATAATAGGAGCAATCATAATCACATCATCAATTGTTTTGATAAATCCATGTATCTCTTGAATTAATAAATCAATTTGTAGTTTCTTTTTATGTGTATTTTCGTAAATATCTTTGGTTAAATCTTGAAATGTTTTACCATCGAATATTTCTTTATTTTTTCCGTCTGTCATTTTATACCTCAAATTAAATGTAAAGAATGTAATTATTCATATATAAATATCAAAAATGTAAAAATTGATGGAAATAAAAAAACCCATTGAAAAATCAATGGGTTTCTTGGATTTAGTTTATTTATTTGTTTATATTAAAAGAAGAAATCGTTATCCTTACCAGCAGTTCCCTTTTTATAGAACTCATTCAATACTATTTTATAATGTTTCTTAAATACATTTACAACTGAAGTGATGTGAACGGTATCAACATTTATCATTTCTCTAATTAAAATATAAAGAGATTTCTTATTAAAATTTTCAATCTCCTCTCGTTTTTTAATCAATTCAAGTAATGAATAAGCAATATCAACATCTCTTTTCTTACGGAAGATTGTTAGAATATTTTTTTCAAAATAAATTACAAGTTCTTCAGTTAAATCAAAGATATATTCTTTATCTGGTCCGTTTGATGTTCTTGTATCTAACACTTCAAGTTTATCTATCATCTTCATCTTTTTGTAATTATTATTATTGTGAAGAATAAGATAATTCTTTGCTACAACTGAAAAATAACTGAATGCTTTTGAACCTTTTGTGTGGTCATATTTATGAATGTTCATTACCATAAATGATACCACTTCAGCTTTCACATCTTCAAACGGAACATCAAAATACATAAACTTGAATGTGTTAATTATATTTTCAGCCAACTTATCAAATGCTCTATGAATTTCATTTTGATATATTTTATTTCTTTCAGCATCACTTTCTGATAGATTATATCTTACAATAGCATCTTGAACATCTTGTCCGAAATATATTCTATTTTTCTTTTTTCTACCCAAGTTTATTATCCTCACTCTCAAACAAATCATCTAATGCTGATTGTAATTCCTGTATCGTTTCAAAGAAAAACCCAGTTTCATCGTCAGCTTCATAATGACCTTGTGAATCAACTTGTTTTAATTTTTCTGATGATAATGATATAATTTTATCAAATTGAATTAGTATTTCTTCATATTGTGTAATTCTCTGTAATGAGAAATATAATGTATAAGATACTGTTATCAATAATAAAATAATCACTACTATAAATAATTCTAATAACATATTTTATCTCCTATGCAAATAGTTCATCGAACTTCGCTTTCATATTATCAACTGTTTCTTGTTCTTTTTTTGTCTTTGGAACTTTTTTATTTATAGTTTCTTCAACTTCATCACTTCGTTTCCATTGGTCAAATTCAATATGAGTTGCCATCATATCAGCTTGATGTAGAATATAAGCCATATTAGAACGAAGATTGTAATCAGGATTGTATGACTTTAAGTAAGCTGTATTAGCATCATCATACAAACCATCTGTTAATTTAATTCCAATATATTCTTTATCCGTAACCTTAACACCATAATGTTGAAGTAACCATAATCCTCTATCAGGCACTTTCATATATTGTAAAGCTGGATTATGTTTATAAATCTCACCACGATTCTTTCTGTGCCAATCTGAATCTTGTGGAACATAATAGTCGTGTTCCAAATCACCAACCTTACCTAAGTCGTGATGTAGAGCTGCAAACACTAACTCTTCATCTGTAAAGTTAATCATAGCACCATTTTTTTCCCAAACCTCTTTTATCTGTAATGAGAATTGTATAATGTGAAGAATATGTTCAACATATCCACCCGGCATTGCATTGTGAAATGCTTCCTTAGCACTCGCTGGTGCAAACATCATT